CTTGTACTTTTGCTTAAGCAAAATAATTCCGTATGATTCAGACTTATGCATTAAACACATTATTGATACCATCAATCCGTGAGCCCCAGGTGAGCATAATTTAAGCTTTGAGTTATTCATCAGTTCCTTATATTCTGGATCGTAGTCCAGTTCAGGGAATTCCCGTTTCAGCTTCGCAATCAGGTGGTCAATCTTACTGATTCGATCAAGGCAAACGGTAGCTTTATCGTAATTATCTCGTGTCATTCTAATATCTTTTTAAATTCTCTTTCCTTCCTTTTCAAATAGTCAATCCATGTAGCTCATTTGCTTGTAGTCGTTAATCTTTTGCTCCGTGGAGTAGAGTTCATCGAATCCGGTTCGGTCTTTCCGGAACTTGATTTTTACCGGTTCAGTGAACGGTGTAGGCTCTCCACCAAATTCCTGGTTCCTGACTTTTCGAACGTGGATCTCGGTTATAAATTTCTCATCCAGAATATTCGAACTGATTTGACGGTGAAGCACAATTGTGTTATCGGCTTTGTTCGGAAATTTACCCCCACCTTCCACGTCACTGTCCAGAGGCGCGGGCCTGTGGCCGTCCTGATCCGGCTTGACCCGCTGTGCCTCTGTGACTGTGTGACAGTTTAAAAATATACTCTTATCCGTAGTGGTTGTGAATATTCGCATTTCCTCCGCTGCCTGATAGTGATAGTCGTGTGTGTTTAATCTTTCCTTGTTGTCGATCTTCAGGGAGTTGTAAGGATCAACCAGAAAGAAATCAAATTCAAATCCAGCATCCAGTAGGAACGTACCCTGATTAAGCATATCCCGGTAGCTGAAATGCTTTTCGTGTTTGATGTACCGGACTGTTTCCCGGACGTATTGCAGTTCATCAATTCCCACCTGTTCCTTCCCGGTGAAGAACTTTGTGTAAGCTTTGTGCAATCGGGATATCCGGTTTTCTGCGGAATACACCAGAATCTTCTTTTGCTTCTTTGCCAGCTTGGACAGCATCCACATAATTGCGGTGGTCTTTCCTACGTTCGTATGGCCGATAATACAGGTTAATTCACCCATCTTTGCCGGGCACCACTTGTCTATCGATGGCACCCCGTATTTAACAACCTCCATCACCTCACCATCAATGATTTCTTTTTCGTAATCCTTTGGCGCGGCGATATACTCCATGCCCGGTTCTGCCGGGGCGTTGAGCATGTTCCTAATGTTGTCCGAACTGGGCCTTCTTAAACTCATATAAATCGTTTATAAGCGTATCTCGTTGTTGGGTGATCATTCGTATGGTTTCGGACTGATCGTTTAACCTGTCGTAAGCCTTTGCGTTTTCTGACATGGGTACTGCGTCTGCAGCTATCTCCGTTAAAACTCCGTGCAGGTAATCGATCAATTCAATCGTCCGCTCGTTCAGTTGGGAAGACTTCACCACAAAGTCCTTCATGCTTTCAATCTTCTCGAATTCGTCCGGTGTTTTCGGTTTCCGGATGGCTAACTGGCTGGCAAGTTTGGCGCAAGTTCTTAGGTGTTGTTTGCTGAGAATATCTATTTCGCCTGCTCTTGCCTGAAACACGTTAGGTGATTCGATGTATTTTAACCTTCTATCCTTAAATTCTTCCATTTTATACCAAATTTTTAGCGTTTTTACTTATCCAGTTGATTAGATGCTTCTTGATTTCATCCCTTGGTCTTCGATCAAAGTCAGGTTTAGCGCCCTCCTGTACAAAAAACCGCTTTACCGCCGTCATCACCTGCAAATCAGTAGTTGTAAGGTATCCAGAGCCCCTTGCAATACGAACCAGGGAGTTAACCATCTCTTCATCGTCCCGTATTTGGGTAAAAGCTTCTTCCGGAGTTTCAAAAAATTCACCTTCTCTGTATTGGTATTTAAATCCATTACCATTTACAATTCCATTTACATATTCAATTCCAGTGTTTGCTTGTATATTTGCTTGACCTTTTGCTTGAGCAAATTCTTTGCTACGATCACCACCTTTTTTCCCGCTTTTTGACCTCTCTAGGCTAATTTTTGCGTCTTTTACCATCCGTAAACAGATCAATTGATCAGCGTCAATAACCAGTACTTTTTCACTAATCAGCTCCTCAAGTAGTGGGGTAACCTCAAGCAAATCAAATGAAGTCTGCTTAGCAACTTGGCAAGCAAAATTTGAAATTTGCTTATCACTTTGCTTGTACTTTTGCTTAAGCAAAATAATTCCGTATGATTCAGACTTATGCATTAAACACATTATTGATACCATCAATCCGTGAGCCCCAGGTGAGCATAATTTAAGCTTTGAGTTATTCATCCAATCATCCACGTAAAGCGGCAGATAGGGCTGATCTGTTAGAGCCATTCAGGTATAGACATAAAAAAAGCCCGGAGAGTAGAAGATCTGCCGGGCCGGGTTTGGTTAAAACCGACCCCTTGTCCTCGCTTCTACTCGAAAACAAAGGGTTTTATCGTACACAATTATAGCTGGTTAACTGATAATTTACAAATCATACCAGCACATATTTTTCCATACTTAATTGCAGGCAGTGAGGATGAATCGGAACCTCCTTTATCATTCCTTTTCTGAGCATGCTTCTTATTGTCGATGCTCCGATACTCATTACATCATTTTCTCCATCGGTGACGGTTCTATCCACATCCATTGTACTGTGATCGTGGACCACCAGGATATAGAAGCCTCGCTTTAGCTGCTGCCTGATTGCGTATTGTAGTCCGTGGTTCATGCTGCATTCGGATACGTAGACAATGTGATAATTAAACACACGAATCCATGAACTTACCCTCCACAATAGAAGTAGTGATTACTCCAAGGGATGTACTTACAACAAATGATTACTGGTGTGATGATTGTGCCTTAGGAAAGGCCATAAAGCGAGCTACTAAACAGACTGCCTCAATTGGAGCAAAGCGTGTTTGGTTCGCACCAGAAGGACGTAGGATAGCCTTCAAAATAAAAGAGGGGTTTTTATACGAGGAATTTTTAGACCTCAGAACCCGCGCTGAAAACGGGGAACGATTTAAGATAAAGAAAACCTTAACCAGACAAGTATGATGAATTTATCCAAGCCTGACAGCCACAAAAGCCCAGGGGCAACAGTGGTTAAAATAATGTGCTGCACTTTCTTATTTGCTACCTGTGTGGTGGCTCTATCCGGACAGGCTTTGTCAGCCCTTGATAAGTGGATGGATAACCTAATGCACCAGGTGTACACTGCAGTAGCTTTAATTCTGATCGTAGCAGGAAGCTTTGTGTTCTGGACTAATAAAAGAGGGAGGTAAGATTGAACTGAGTAAAGAGCAATCGGAGGAAGAACTATGGTTCATGCAAAAGCTCGGTCTGATCAAAGACAAAAACGATCTCGGCCCCGGCTACCTGGTTGAACATAAATCGGGAAAGACTGGCCGCACCTATCACTCGAAAGGACTGATCAATGGAAAGGTTCCGGTGTACATGGAAGGCATGCCTCCGATGCTTTGCAAAACTGAGTCATTCAAAATTATAGGCTTTATAGATTGAGTTTATGGAAAGACAGATATCACAGAGCCACACATGGGACATTAAAACGCTCCATGAGGCCAGAATTGAGCGTAGGAAGAAGATCCCGTACAACAAGGTGAAAGACCTTCTGGACCAGGTTAAAACGCTAATGAGGAAAGAAGTTGATCCAGACATAAGGAGAAGCCTGGTAAATGCCGGTATTAATCTTAACAACATTTTACTTAAGTAGTTTGTTAATTACTATACCTTTTACGATATTTGAAATAGCTAATCACCATGAAGACATTACAAAAAACACACCCGTTCACATCGTACATCTTAGACCTTTCAGGTCGGGTGATTAGCTACGTTGTGTTCGGGGCTGTTTTTTATGGCTAAACGATTCACTGACACTGATAAATGGAAGAAGCCCTTTATAAGGGCCTTAGATGCCCCTTATAAGCTCCTTTGGCTTTATATTCTGGACGACTGCGATATGGCCGGTATATGGCAAAAAGATTTTGAAGTCGCTTCAATTCGGATCGGGGAAAAAGTTACAGAATCCCGCGCATTAGAAATTTTTGGAGAGAGGATAAAGGTACATGGTGACAAGTGGTTTATCGTTGACTTCATTTCTTTTCAATATGGTGAATTGAGCGAAAATAACAGAATGCACAAGGCTGTTTCAAATACTTTACTTAAAAATAATATTATTCCTGAAGGGGCATCTAAGGGGCTTATAAGCCCTCAAGGACAAATACAAGGTAAA